AATTCTGTTTGATTAATCATGAATAAACAATCGTGTCTGGGTTATTAATAAAAAACGTTATATCAAACAAAGCAACCTTTGTTCCCTCATATGTCCCTCCATCCTTGTATGACTTGTATTTCCCAGTAAGCTGAACTTTCTTGTAGTCATTGTAGATGATGATATCCTTCCCAAGCATAGACTCTATAAATGCATCAATCTTTGTAGCTGCATCATTGTTCTCACTATAATATCCCAGCTTAATGGTGTAGTCAAAAGCTGACTTCTTTGGAGCTGCCGGAACATAGACTCTCGACCCGTGTTCTTCTGGGAAGTCTGTGACAACAATGTTACTGTCCTTTATATTGCTCCCGTAGTTTTCAGGGCTCTTGATGAGCTCAAATCCTAACGCTGCAATATCAGTGATTGCTCCTGTGCCTATTTTAAGTCTCATCATTGTCATATCAGGCATTCTAATACGTTATTTCTATGAAAATCATTAACACGTTGAATTGCTTTAATCAACGTTTTGTCCTCGCCAATTTCATCGCTTGCGCAATACGAGCTGTAAGTATGGTCATTCTCATAAAAGTCGATGTAATACGCTCCTATTGGAGAATCAGCAATAAATGATAATACGTAGTTATCATCCTCCATCTCAAGTTCTGTAAATACTAATTTTTTTACTTCTGGTTTCATATTTCTTTTTTGTTTGGTCTCAATGGGCAACCATTACAGTATTCCATTGGTAAATAATAGTGAATATATTTGTCTGTACTCTTTGTTTCGTCCTTATTCTTCATCTTTGCATCCATCAATTCTGTTTGCTGCTTTATGACTGTTGCTTTCAGAACAGGGTCTTTTGTATCGTTTTTAATTTCTTCAAGTTCTCTTAGGTTCTTTGTCCTAAGCTCATCTGGTGTTATAGACTCTATGTCAGCATACTTATCAGTTTTGGTTCTGAACTCTGTTGTATCGAGATTATTCATCCTTGTGTATAGGTCGAATCCCCATTGAGCCAACTCTGTTCTTCTTGCGTCCATGTATGCAACATGTTCTTCTCGCTTAAAGAATGCTGATGCAGTCCCGCGCTTTTCCGTATCGTTAAATTCTTCACCATCTACGGCACGTCTGAACATTTCGTAGCAGGAGCTTGCGTTTTCAGTGATGATATACAGGTCGAGAACCTGTCGCTTCACAACTTCGTATTCAGCAGAACCTCTTTTTAACTTTGCTGTTTCTCTAACTTTCATGTCCGATTATTTCAACGTTTTGAAACACTTCTTTCAATCTACAATATTCATGATAAGCAGCTTCTTCCGAAGTAAAATTGATATACGTTGTTGATCCTGATTTAGTCCTGATTCCTACTACATGCCTGTCTCTGATTGTACTATAAGAAAGAGACACCTCCTCGATAGCGTTTATATTAATTAGCTTCTTCGTTTCCATTTGTCAATGTTGTGTTAATATCTCTCATATCTTCCATTTTACGCTGATATTCGAGATTTGCGTTCTTCTCTTTTTCCTTGCGTATTTCTTCATTATTTGCTGAATACGGCGCTTCATCAGACGCTGTCTCTCCAGAGATGATGTTTGCCTGTTTAAGTGCAACAAGAGTGCTTGCCTTCGTACTATCATCCTGCGGTGTAAACATTTTAATTGAAGCCCTAATGTTTCCATCAGTTATAGGCGTTGTGTATTCAGGATATTCAGCAACAAAGCCCTGCTTTACTATTGTGTTTATGTGGTCAATGGCTGTGTCGAACTCATGTATAAGTGACATCACAACCCTTTCTGTTGGGTAGAACATCATCTTCATAGAACCTGTTGGCATGTCTCCGCTTGACTTGTGCTTCGGGAATACAATACCGAGGGCGTTGAAAATTAGCTCAATTTGTGTTTCATATTCAAACTTGAACTGCTCTGACATGTTTGCAGAGTTAACAAGTTTGAAGTCTCCATCGCTATCTGTAACAACAAGGTCTGTAAGTCCCGTTGAGCGAGTTTCAACGCTTTCAGGGTCGTGTGTTTTTAGGTGGTAGATGCTTTTAAATTTCTTCCTGTTATCCTCTGAAAGTCTCGAAAGCATCACCTCTACGGTATCAATGTTGCTTTGTACGGGCGTCCAGAATGCGCCTTCGTTTCTTCTGTGATAGACAACAGGCATCCCGTTGAATCCGTGCGCTACTACGCTTAATACATTCCATTTCCCATCAAGCTGATAAGTTGTGCAATTGACGTCGTCATATACATCGCACCTGTCATCGTAGAACTTGTAGAAGTTTAGCGGTTTCCCGTATTTATCATACTCCATGTTGTACTCGTCCTTGTTGAAGTAGGACAACATCTGCCATTTCAAGATTCCGTTTTCACGATAGAACAGGAGAGCACCATCAGCAAGAGATAAGCAGCTTCTCACAAACTCATATCGTGCTGTGTCAATATTACGTGACTGCCAATACTCCTTGTATAAAGGAAGAGCTTTATTCTCTCTTAGTGTTCCATCGACAATGTGCGTCTTGTTACCAAGAAGGTGTGCTAAGATTATGTCTATTGCCATCTTTTGAACTGGAACACTTACCCTGTTAACGTAGTATAGCTGCTGGAATCTTCCGGCTTCATCATTAATAGTGATGTTCTCATACCATGACGGGTCGAATATCTTGTGTCCAGTAGAGAAATATTCGTTATAGAATTTTACCTGCGTCACTCTGTCATATGCTGGGTGTGATACCTTACTTCCTGTTGGCTTAGGAATCTCCCAAAATTTCTTGTTATTAAACATTAAATCCATAGTTTATATTTTTAGAACGATAAAAAGTTTACTAATTCACGAGCCTTCTCCGGCTTTATCTTTGTATATCCCCTGTCAATTGCAAAGCGGTATATGAGCGATAAAATAAAGTCTGGAGAATGCCCCAATACCTTGATGACTTCTTTCTTATCAATCATCTGTTTAATCCCCTCCCTGTCCTCTCTCCATCTTATGGCAACCCTCTCTTCTTCGAGATGCTGTCTTATACTCTTTCCGAATACTACTTTTGACAGAACTTCTTCGGCAATGCTGATTCCACATTCTCCAGCGCCATTGTGGTTTTTTAGCCTGTCTAAGAACTTTCCAACAACTTCTGCCTTTGCATTCTTATATACATTCAATTTCTTTCTGTCAAACTCGACCATCGAGTCATCAGATGCAGCAGCTTGTGACATGAATTTAATTGCTCCCGCAAAGAACCCCTCGAATATCCACCCAAGGCCTACCCCATCATAAATAAAATTCTTATTGGGTACTCCTTCTCTTGAAAGCTGTCTTTGTGTCCAATCGAGAAGTTCATTAGGTTTAAGTCCTTGTGTTGCATATACACCTGTTATGTGATAGTTATTCCATATCCATAATACAACTTTATCAGCCTTATCGCCGCTTCCGGCAACGTCAAGAGATGCGTATTTTTCTAATCCTGTTTGTTGACTATTTGTGAAAAACCGGTGCATGTCTGCATCAGAGATAAGACTATCACCTATGTCAACACGTTTCCAGCATGCCTGAACATTTCTACCCTTCATCTCGGTACTACCCTTCATCAGGCGAGCGAGATATTTTGTTCCTCCGGATTGCATCAGGTGTATGTTCTCCGACATCTTTCCTTCATATACAGTGATGGAGAGTATTACGTCAAGTGGAGAACCATACATATCCATCCTCTCATCCCATATCCTGTCGATGTGTTCTTTTGCGAGCTTATATACGTCTTCTCTTGTGTCTCCCCAAAACGATTCCGTTATGTCATCACCCCATTGAAAGAAGTATCTTTCAACACCGTTTCTATCCTGTATGTGATATCCTGTATCTTTGTCTATCCACCAACCTATGAGTCTTGCAATCCAGCTCTCTGGGTCTGCATTACATGTTCCGAATATTTGTGTTTTTTCGCCCTTTGTATTACGAAGGTTTGAGAATAGCGCATTAAATCTGTTTTCTGAAATCTGCGTAATCTCATCAATCATTATTTGCTGCGATTCAATACCTCTTACGCTCTCTTCAAATTCTTTCTCTGAAGCGGAGTAGTTGCCGAATACTATCCTCGCTCCGCTATCAAACTTCCACGTTCTAAGGCTTTGGCTTTCGAGATATGTGCCAAACTGACCAAACACCTCTTTAGACTTGTCAGATATACCTCCAGGCTTGTCGGCATCACCAACCATCCTTCGAAAGTATGCTGCACGATAGTATGGTTTTCCTATATGAGCAAGAGCTTTTGACAGTATTAAATGCGTCTTTCCTACCCCCCTGTTACCAACATATATTACAATGTCTGATTCGCACAGATATGCATCTGTCTGCGAACCCGGGTTCAGCATCATTCCATCAAAATGTTCCTGCCAATCTAATATCTCCATTGTTAGCACTATAATGCAATATTTTATTGCGTTTAGGATGGAGCAAATATACTAATAATTTTATTGTGTCACGCGTACACCGTTTACCATATATGAACGTAACGGTATACGTTGAGTCCAAACCTATTGCACGTGTTTGTTAAAGTAATATTTAATATGTATCTTTGCTTCATATTTTACGATTAACTAACTTATTTACACGTATGATTGATAAATCTAAGGCGTTTGAAGCTCTCAAGGCCGAATATGCGGAAAGCCCGCTTGTAAGTGAAAGAACAATTAAAGAAACGTTAGAAAACCTAACAGAGATCGTCAAAGACGACATTGAAGAGGACAAGTTCCTCGAAAAAGCGAAATCAATTCTAAAGACTACGGAAGGACAATCAAGAAAGGTTGCTGCTGACACGGCTAAAAAGGTCGAACTGGAGAAAAAGCCCACTTCAAAAGACGAGCCGAAAAAAGATGAGCCAAAGAAAGTTGAAATGGAAGACAAGCCTTTGTGGCTTGACCAAATTTTAGCCGAAATTGGTGGAATCAAAAAGAAGTTTCAAGAAGATGAGGTTCGCAAGAGTGCTGAAC